AACCAAAAAAACTGAAACTGTCCAAGCGCAATACGCCCCTGCCATTATGGACACAGCCTATGGCTATGGTTCATTTACAACTGGTGTTGGTAATTTCCCAGGTGGATTAGATCGTAATTATGCGATGCAAGTACCTGCCGTTTCACGTTGCAGAAATCTTATAGCTGGTGTAGTTTCATACTTGCCATTAGCACTTTACAAAAAGTCTAGTGGTGAGGAGTTGGGGAACCCTCTTTGGATAGATCAACCAGACTATCGGCAACCAAGATCCGTCACCATATCATGGACTGTCGATAGTCTTTTATTTTATGGTGTTGCATATTGGCGAGTAACAGAATTATATGCAGATGATATGCGCCCTTCACGTTTTGAATGGGTAGCAAACAATAGAGTTACATTTACAACAAATAAGTTTGGTACAGAAGTAGAAGAATATTTTATTGATGGTGTTAGAGCACCTATGGCTGGTGTTGGATCTTTAATTACATTTCAAGGCTTAACACAAGGTGTATTAACTACCGCAGCACGTACAATACAAAGCGCATTAGATATTGAAAAAGCCGCAGCTGTATCTGCACAAACCCCAATGCCAAGTGGTTACATTAAAAATACTGGCGCAGATTTACCAGAAGCACAAGTATCAGGATTATTAGCACAATGGAAGCAAAGCAGACAAAATAGATCTACAGCATATTTAACATCTACTCTATCTTATGAAACAACAGGATTTAGTCCTAAAGATATGATGTATAACGAAGCGCAACAGTATTTGGCTACCCAAATTGCCAGAGCTATGAACGTGCCAGCGTATTACATAAGCGCCGATATGAATAATTCTATGACCTATCAAAATATATTAGATGGTCGCAAAGAATTTGTAGCATACTCACTACAGCCGTTTATCTGTGCTATTGAAGATCGTTTAAGCATGGATGATATAACCCCGAGAGGCCACGTAGTTAAGTTTGCTATTGAAGAATCATTTTTAAGAGCTGACACAATGAAGCGCCTAGAGGCATTAGAGAAAATGATAAATCTAGGTCTAATTGACGTAGATGATGCAAAAGAAATGGAAAGCCTAACACCTAACGGAAGAGAAACAGAAAATGAAACTTACATTCAGTAGCCACGTAGAAGCTGCCGATACAGAGCGCAGAGTTATTGCTGGCAAAATCGTACCTTTTGAAGAGGTAGGCAATACTTCCGTTGGTAAGGTCGTATTTGCTAAAGGCTCAATAGAGATAGGCGATCCTGGCAAAGTTAAGATGCTTATGCAACATTCACCAGAGCGCCCAATAGGTCGCATGCAAAAATTTAATCAGGCAGAAGACGGAATCTACGCATCATTTAAGATCAGTGCATCTATGCAAGGTCAAGATGCTTTAATCCTTGCTGGCGAGCAATTAATCGATGGTTTATCTGTCGGTGTAGATGTAAACAAGTCCGTACAGAAAAAAGAGTATTTATATGTAACCAGCGCAACACTAAGAGAGGTTAGCCTGGTAGAAAGCCCAGCATTTACAGCTGCGCAAGTAACTAAAGTTGCTGCTAGTGAAAACGAAGCAGAGACACCAATCGAAACTAAAGAAAGCGAGGCTCCTGTGGAAGATTTAGCAACAGCGCCACAAGAAGCAAAGGCAGAGGCTGCTACTCCTACAGTAGAAGCTGCACGCCCTACAATTACAGCACCACTTATTACAACTTCAGTACGTTCACCAATTAACTCAATGGCGAAGTACACAGAGCACAAGATCAAAGCTGCACTAGGTAGCGATGAATCTAAGCTTTATATTGCTGCAGCAGATGACTCATTTTCAACTAACCCAGCATTTAACCCAACTCAATATCTAACCGAGTTTGTAACTAACACACGTTTTGGCACACCAACAATTGATGCATGTTCACAAGGCACACTGCCAGCATCAGGTATGACAATTAACGTACCATCTTTGGTAACTACCGCAGGTGGTGGCACAGGTGTAGCACCAGTCGTAACTGTTGAGGCAGAGGCTGGCGCAGTACAAAACACAGGTATGGAAACTGCTTATCTAACAGGCACAGTGTCTAAGTACTCAGGTATGAACACACTATCTGTTGAGTTGTTAGAGCGTTCAGACCCTAACTTCTATGCAGAACTTACACAGCAATTACAAAATGCTTATTTGACAACTATTGACACTGCAGCATTAACAGCATTACTAGCAGCAGGAACATCAGCATCAGCAGTATCAGCAGATAGCGATGGAATTGTTGCTTATACAGCACAAGCAGCAGCAGCTGTTTACAAGAACACTGGCTACTTTGCACAGAACTACATCGGCAACCCAGCACAATGGCAAGCTTTGATGGGCGCACTTGATAACACAGGTCGACCAATTTACAACGCAATTCAGCCAATGAACGCAGGCGGAGATGTACGACCTTCTTCAATTCGTGGAAATGTATTAGGACTTGATCTATACGTAGACAAGAACTTCTCACAGACTGCATTTGATGATAACTCAGCTGTAATTATTGCACCAGAGGCATTTACTGTATATCGCAGCCCACAGGCTTACATGTCAGTAAACGTAGTATCAAACCTACAAGTACAGGTAGCAATTTACGGATTTATGGCAACAATCGCCAAAATGCCTTACGGAATCATCAAGTTCGCAGCAACACCTTAATTAAATCAAATCAGTAATCTGTGGGGTTTAGTAGCCCTAGCCCCACAGAGCTATTAGCAAAGGAGTAGAGATGCCAGCAACGTTTGTTACGACAGCCGAGTTAAGGGCAAATCTTGGTATTGGTTCACTCTACTCCGATGCGACAGTGGAAGAATGTTGTCAATCGGCAGAAGATTTAATCCAACAATACTTATGGCACAATGATGCCCCAGTAGTAGGCACAGCATTACAAGATAACGTGGCAACACTTATGCTGGCTAATCCAAACGCATTTGTAACAGGTCAACAAATAGTAGTAAGCGCTTGTGGTTCAACATTTAATGGCACTTACACAATCACTGGCACAATACCGCCAAGCACAGGCACTACTAATCTAATTCCAGTATTTATGTATCAATATGGCCAAGCCAATTACCCTAATGGTTATTCATTTGTGCAATATGCAAAAACAGCAGCTAATCAAAATTTTCATAAAGTAGTACCTTATGGCAACGCAAGAGGCCCAGAACACAAGACCCAATCTTATGCGAGCACCCCTGCAATACGAGAAGCTGCGATGATAATTGCAGTGGACATCTGGCAAGCAAGACAAGTGAGCCAGACTGGTGGGGTAGGCATGGATGGGATCAGTGCCAGCCCTTATCGGATGGGTTATCAGCTGATTAACCGAGTGCGTGGTCTCATCCAGCCGTATTCAAGTCCAGCATCACTGGTGGGCTAATGGCTGCAATCAGCACCTTACGTGGCACTTTAGCAACCGCACTTACTAATGCAGGCGTGTGGAATACTTTTAGTTTTCCACCTGCAACTCTTCTTGCAAATAGCGTGGTCGTAACTGTATCCGATCCTTACATCGTACCTAGCAATAATAGCCAGACAAGTATTGCGCCTTTGGCTAACTTTAAGATTTTAGTAACAACACCTGCATTCGACAATCAAGGCAACCTAAAAGGCATAGAAGATTTTCTCGTAGCAGTAGTAAACAAACTAGCGGCATCTACCCTAGTTTATAACATATCAAGTGTCTCCGCTCCAGCTATAACTAACGCAGCTAGTGGAGATTTATTAACGTCAGAAATCACTGTATCAATCCTAACGAGCTGGAGTTAAAATGAGTGAAGCAAATGATTTAGCCTTCTTAATTAAGACAGGCCAAATAAAAGAAGCACCAAAAGAAAAAGCACAACCTAAGAAAGAAGAGGAATAACAATGGCCATATATCTAAATAACAAAGTAGGCGTTAAATTGGCTACTGCCGCTGCGCCTACTACACCATCTGTCGATATTAGCGATCTTGTTACAAGCGCTGTTATCAATCAAATTGTAGACGAGCTAGAAATTACAACCATGTCAGATTCCGCACATCGCTTCGTGCAGGGCCTATCATCTGGTTCATTTACCATCGACTTTCTCAACGACTGGGATTCTGCCGATGTAATGCAAACCTTAAATGCTGCATTTGGTCAGACTTTATCTGTATCAGTAATTACTGTTAAAGGTACTACTGTCTCAGCTGCAAATCCTACTTACCAATTTTCAATCTTGGTCAACAACCTTACCCCACTGGGTACTGGTGGCGTCTCAGAAATTGCAAGTAGCAGCGTTACCTTTACGCTAAACTCCGCAGTAACAGTATCGTCTTCAGTTCCGTTCTAATTAAGGAGTAACAATGGCAAAGCTAAAGATTACTAGGGCTACTGGTGAAGTTACAGAACACAAGATAACACCAGGTGTCGAATACGCTTTCGAGTTGAAGTATGGCGCAGGAATTTCTAAGATGTTGCGTGAGCATGAACAGCAAACCCACATATTTTACCTTGCTTGGGAGTGCTTACGCAGATCTGGCGCACAAGTACCTTTATTTAATGCAGAGTTTATAGACAGCCTAGAAACTGTCGAGGTATTAGACGAAGAAAAAAAATAGTAGAGCGGGGTTCTGTTTTCTATAGTATTGCTCAACTTGCTATCGAAACTGGAATACCGCCTAGCGAGTTTATCAATATGGACTCAGAAATGTATCGGGCAATAATACAAGTATTATCCGATAGAGCTAAGGAGATCAAAAATGCCAACAGAGGTCGTAGGCGTTAAAGAGGTCATGAAAGGCCTTAGCTTTATTGATGAGGATATGTATAACAGAATTAAAAAAGTATTAGATCCACAAATGCGCCAGGTAGAAGCTACTGCTAAAGGGTATGTGCCCAGTAATGCAGAAGTACTATCTGGCTGGTCTAAGCCAGTATCTTCACAGATAGATTACAGACCATTCCCAAAATACAATGCTGATAGTGTGCGCGGTGGCATAGGTTACAAAGAAGGCCAAAATAGAAGATTCAAAAATGGTTTTCAAGTAGAAAATTATGTCTACAACATTAACGCAGCTGGTCGTATTTACGAAACCTCTGGCCGATTAAACCCACAAGGTAGAGCGCCATTTACATCTGTTAACCAAGGTGCTGGCACAGTTGCATTTAAGAAGTCTGGTAGCGCTAAAAGTAGAAGCCGATCTACACGATCCTATAATTCTAATAACCCGTTTGCTGGCTATCAGTTCGTTACAGATATGCCACCTCTTACATCACAGCCAAAGATTAAAGATGTTAGAAGTGGTGGGGCTAAAACTAAAGGCCGCTTAATCTATAAGGCCTGGGCTAAAGATAGCCCTAAGATTTACGATTCTATTCTTAAAGCCATTACTGCTACAGCTGATTACTTTAACGATACAACAGAGTTAAAGAAGGTGGCATAGTGGCCAATGTAGTCGTATCCGCACTCGCTACCTGGAATGGTAAGGCGCTTAAAAAAGCCAAGCAAGATGTCAATGTATTTGACAAGCAGTTAAAGAATTTAGCACGTACCTTAGGTTTTACCTTTAGTGCTACCGCTATTGTTGCGTTTAGTAAAAAGGCAGTTAAAGCATTTGCCGAAGATCAGGCAGCGGCCAAGTCATTACAGTTGCAACTAGAAAATACTGGCAACGCATTTAGGGCTACCGAAGTAGAAGATTATATTAAGAATTTAGAAAAAACTTACGCAATACTTACAGATCTACGTGGCCCATTTCAAACATTATTAAACGTTACTGGCTCAGTTGATTTAGCACAAAGATCTTTAGAAGCCGCTTTAGATATAAGCGCTGGTACTGGACAAAGCCTGGCAACTGTAGTAAGTGCAATATCAGCAGGTGTAAGAGGTCAGACTAAAGCATTAAGAGGACTTAATACAGGCATAGACGAAAATATCCTTGCTAGTGGCGACATGAATAAGATCATGGAAGAGCTTGAAAGAAGATTCTCAGGTCAAGCATCCGCCAGGTTAGGTACTTATGCAGGCAAGATGGATATACTTAAAAAGAGTGCCGATGAAGCTACAAAGGCTATTGGAGAAGGCATAGTAGATGCTCTAGTAATTCTTAGTAAAGATAAATCTATAGAAAACCTTGCAGATAACTTTGAAAACTTAGGCGATAACATAGCGTTTGCTATTAAAGAACTGGCTAAATTAGTTCGTGGATTTAATGATTTAGTAAATAATCCAAGTTTCAAAGCAGGTTTATTAGCCCTTGCGATATTAAGTAGAAACTCCAAAGCCGTTGCAGCTGCATTTACTATTGTTGGTGGTAGTGCCGCAGCAGGTTTAGCAACAAAAGATTTTGGCAAAGGCAGTTCACAACTTGGCGGCACCAGGCAATTAAGTAAAGAGTTAATGACTGCTAAATTATTAGAAAAGGCACGCAAAAAAGAATACGACATTATTGTTAAAAAGAACGCTATAGAAAATAAGAACGTAGAAGAACTTAAAAAGAAGTTTGACCTAGAGCGTATAGGTTTGACACAGGCACTTAATGTAGCCACAGACGAAGAAACTAAACTACGTTTAAGAGCACAACTAGCCATACTAGATGAGAATGAAGCGATGGCTAAGAAGTTATTGGCCGAGATGGAAGCCTCGGATGCATTAAAGAAACTAGCTGAACAAGCAAGATTAGCAGGTTTATCTTTGCAAGATTTTGCCCTTGTATCTGTACGTAATTTAATTGCAAGGATAAACAGTCAAATAGAGGCAATTAACTTATTAGGGCTAGGCACAAAGACACCTACAATTACTGGTGGTGGATCATTCATGCCACCCGCTACCACACCTTATGATCCTTTATCTAGTTTGACAGTTACTGCGCAAGATTTAGCAGACACAGGCTTTAGATACGATCCATTATCTGGGCTTAGACCTACAGCACAAGATATACGCATAACAGTAGACACTGCACAATCTGGCGATAAATTTGCTCAATTAATAGCTGAAAGTATTCAAGTAGCAGGTAGAAGCGGATATAACACTTCTGCAAATGGAAGTTTGCCAGTATGACAGTACCTGTAGTAAACGCTATTATAAACTTTAGCACTGGCCCATCCACTGCCCAAGCTATGCAGTTAGATATTGGAATTTTAGGTACTAACGTATTGGCAGATTCTGTATCTGTAATTGTAGATGTATCAGATCGAATCAATAGAATTGAAACTAATAGAGGCCGCACTGCTTTAAGCGATCAATTTCAAACTGGGACAATGACTTTACGCATCGTAGATCAAAATGGAGATTTTAACCCACAGAATCCATCCAGTCCATATTACACATTATTAACACCTATGAAAAAAGTACAGATAACTGCTACATATAATAACGTTACCTATCCAGTTTTTTCAGGATTTATTACCAGTTACGTTACAACATACCCAGATAACTCATCTTTTGATGAAGTAGCAATTACAACTATACAAGCTGTAGATGCTTTTAGATTAGCCCAATTAGCACAGATAAGTACTGTTACTGGTGCTACTGCTGGCGATTTATCAGGTACTCGTATAAATGAGATACTAGATGAAATTGACTGGCCACAATCTATGCGTGATATAGATACAGGCTTGACTACATTACAGGCAGACCCAGGCACTAATCGCACAGCCCTACAAGCTTTAACTACTGTTGCCGAATCAGAGTATGGCGCTTTATATGTAGATGCTACTGGCTCGTTTGTATTTCAAGATAGAGATGTAACTGTTGCATCTATAGCTGCTACACCCACAATCTTTGCAGATGATGGCACTGGCATAGATTACTTTGATGCAGCATGGACACTTAATGACGTTTTAGTATTTAACAAAGCCACTATTACTAGATTAGGTGGTACTGAACAAATAGCCTTAAACCAAGCCAGTATAGATAAGTACTTTTTGCACAGCTATTTCTTAAATAATCTTTTAATGGAAACCGATGCAGTAGCTCTGGATTATGCCAAGGCTTATGTGGCTAGTAGAGCTGAAACCTCTATCCGATGCGATGCCATAGTCCTAGATCTATACACCCCTAATTACGATCCAGGTGTAGTAGCAGCTTTAGACCTAGATTTCTTTGATCCGATCACAGTGCTTACTACCCAGCCTGGTGGATCGACTATAGAGAAAACTTTGCAGATCTTTGGCGTGAGAATGAATATCACCCCAAATAGCTGGAAAACAACCTTTACAACGCTAGAACCTGTCATAGATGGCTTTATACTTGGCTATAGTGAATTAGGTTCTGGGGTTCTATCTTACTAAGGAGAATAAATGTCAACATGGCCAGGCTCAACAGGTGATGTAGTTACATCCGCTATGTGGAATGGACTACCAGCCTTTGAAGTACAGACTGCTAAGACTGCTGATTATACAGTAGGTAGCGGAGATGAGTACCAACAGTTAATACCTATGAACAAATCATCAGCTGCTAACTTTAATATACCAACAGATGCTACATATAACTTTCCAATAGGTACTGTTATTACTGTGTTAAATCAAGCTACAAATTTAGTAACTATTAAAGCAGTTACATCTGGTACTACAACAGTATTAAGTGCTGGTGCAGTGGCCGCACAGCCAACACTTGCACAATACAAATCTGCTGCATGTATTAAAACAGCTGCTAATGCTTGGTATGTGATAGGGGCTATTGCGTAATGATAGGAAATATCGTTGCAGGGATATTAGCACCAACAACTCCATCGGTAGTTAACGTTGAGTATTTTGTTCTATCAGCTGGTGGTGGTGGTGGTGGTAATGCTGGTGCTGGTGGTGGCGGTGGCGGTGGCACTGTTACAACTGCTACAGCAGCATTTACTAAAAATACCAACTTTTCAATAACTGTAGGTGGCGGTGGTACAGCAGGTACTGGCGGTACTAATGGTGGTAAAGGTACAGATTCTTCATTTAGTACATTTACTGCAACTGGCGGTGGCGGTGGACAAACTTATGATTATGGTGGTGTAGTCGCTGGCGGTAATGGTGGCGGCGCTGGTGGCGCAGATGCCAATACAACAGGTGCTACTGGTTCTACTGGAAGAAAAGGTGGTAATGCATCTGGCGGTACTTCTGGCACAAGATATTCAGGTGGCGGTGGTGCTGGTAATTCTGCTAATGGTTCAAACTCTAGTACAAGTTCAGTAATCGGTGGCGCAGGTGGTGCTGGTAGTGCTAATTCAATTACTGGTACATCAATTACTTATGGCGGTGGCGGTGGTGCTGGCGCAGGTGGCACAAGTAGTCCATTTTCAGGTACGGCTGGCGCAGGTGGCGCAGGCGGTGGTGGTGCAGGTGGCACTGGAACATCAGGTAATGGCACAGCTGGTACTGTTAATTTAGGCGGTGGTGGTGGCGGTACTAGAAATGCTAGCGCAGGTGCAGGTGGTTCAGGAGTAGTAATTCTAAAGTATTTAACATCTGAGGGCACAATAACTATCGGTGCTGGTTTAACAGGTTCAACGGCCACAAGTGGTTTATACAAAGTTACAAGTGTTACAGCTGGCACTGGAAATGTGAGTTGGGCATAATGGCACATTACGCATTTTTAGATGATAATAATATCGTTACAGAAGTTATTACTGGTATTGATGAAACAGAAACTATTGAAGGATTAGATACAGAAACTTGGTATGCAAACTACAGAGGTCAAACCTGTAAACGCACTTCATATAATGGCAACATTAGGTATAACTATGCAGGTATTGGATTTACTTATGATGCAGTAAGAGATGCATTTATCGCACCAAAACCTAATAATGCTACTGGATTTGATGAGAATATCTGCCAGTGGATAGTACCAAAACCTGAGTTATGAAACCATGGTTATGCGCAGCTGGTGTGCAGTTAAGAGATCAGATTGATACCTGGTATCCAGATCGCCGCTCTACCAGTGATGGGTGGATTGGTGATGCTCGTCATTCCGCCAGTAAATCGGATCATAATCCAGACGAACGGAGCGGGTTCGTTGTCAGAGCCATTGATGTTGATTCTCGCCTGGATTCATCCGAAGGGATCTCAATATATCTGGCTGACCAGATCAGAAAATGTGCGAAAACCGATAAGCGTATATCTTACGTAATCCATAATGGCATGATTGCTAGCAGGATACTTAATTTTAAGTGGCGTAAGTACAAAGGTTTTAATAAGCACACAAAGCACATCCATATCAGCTTTACAAAGTTAGGCGACAAAGACAGCAAAGAGTTTGACATACCACTACTAGGGGGCAAAATATGAAGATAACAAAGAAGCAAAAAGCCATACTAAAATCCTATGCACGTGGGGTATTAGTATCTTTTTTAACATTTTTAGCAAGTAATGAATTAGGTTTAGATCCAGCACTATCTGTGATAGTTGCAGCTTTTGCTGGTCCAGCAGTTAGGGCTTTAGACAAATCCGATGTAATCGGTACTAATGAAAAATGAGTCCAGCGGAATGGGCTGGCTTTGGCGCTGGTATTTGCGCAGTGCTGAGCGCAGGGCTAATCGGATTACGTTTTATCGTTAAAGGTTGGCTAAGCGAACTTAAGCCTAATTCTGGCAGCAGCCTTGCAGATGCCGTTAACCGAATCGACCAGCGTAGTTCTAGATTAGAAGAGCGTGTCGATCAACTCTTCTTTATCATGAATAAGCGACAATAGCAATATGGCAACCGCACGCAAGCGTAAGAAGGTTAATAAGCGCAAGGGTAAATACACCCATGAGCAGATTAATACCAAGTTAGATACCTATGCCATTTCGTTGCGTGAGTTTTATTTAAGCCTAAGACGTGCAGGATTTCCAGTAGATCAAGCTTTAGGAATGTGCGATAAAAACGTATTTCCAGACTGGATAGCACCAAGCAGTCCAGACTTTGATCCAGTTAATCCAGACCATGACCCCTACGAAGACGAGGACTAATTGCGCAAAATTGCGTTTGTGTCAGATCTGCAAGTTCCTTTTTTTAATGAAGCAAGTGTTAAATCAGTAGGCCGTTTTTTAGCTAAGTGGCGGCCTCATAGAACTATCTGCATAGGTGATGAGATTGATCTACCACAGCTAGGCGGTTTTAATGCTGGCACTATTGATGAGATGGTCGGCAACATAAATGACGATAGAAAACAAACACAAGAAGTATTAAGTTACTTAGGAGTAACAGATGTACTAGGGAGTAATCATGGAATCAGACTCTACCGATCAATTAAAAAAAGACTCCCATCATTTCTCAACCTACCCGAAATGCAGTATGAGCGTTTTATGGGATATGACAAGCTCCAGATTAAATTCCACCCCTATGGGCTC